ATCAACGAGCGGGAACGCCTCTGGATTCACGAACTTATCTGCACTGAGCGGAGGCCCGCATGAGCCTGCAGGAGAGCCCAGAGACGTTTCTGTACGCCCGGCTGGCTGCAAACGCCACGGTGGCCAGCTACGTCTCCAGCAGGATTTTCCCAGTGCTGGCACCGATGGGCACGTCTATGCCGCTGGTGGTCTATCAACGCACGGGCGTGAGCCGTGAGCCGGCCCTAAACGGCCCGACCGGCAGCCCGATTATCAGCGTGCAACTGACGACCTACGGCACGTCGTACATCGACCTGAAGCAGATCGCCAGGGCGATCCGGCTGTCCGTGGACGGCTACACAGGCACTTACGGCAACTGCACGATTCAGCGAACCAACCTGACCAGCGAGGTGGACGGAGCCGAGATGCCGACCGACGACCAGATGCTTCCCTTCTACTACGTCCAGCAAAGCTTCGACTTTCGGGTAGCGGAGGCTGTATGAGCGTGCAGGTGATTCAATTCAAGCTGGGCGTGGGCAAGTACGCTCCGACGCGGTTCAGCATGTCGGAGGTGCAGCAGCTGCGGGACGAACTGCTTAAGTTCCCGTTTGACATCGCCAACAACCGCCAGCAGGAAGCCGTCAAAAAAGCCGGGTCGATTGGGCTGATGGCGCTAAAAACTTACGTCAAGACCAACGTCGGCATTGTCAGCGGCAATCTTGTTCGGGCCGTGGCGATGAAAACCAAGACCTACAAAAACAACCGCTGGGGTATCCCGGTTTCCGTGGCCGTGATCGGCTACCGCCGCAGCGGGACTGGCGACAGCAAAAAGACCGGCGGCACAATCCGCGTTGGTAACGATCGTGCTTTCCATTCGCACCTTGTGGAGTTTGGCACGAAACGGAGATTCCCCGGCAAAAGCAAGTCTACGGGCAGGGTTCGAGTCGTGATTGAGGGTAAGAAGCAGACGCTCGTCGGCAGAAAAAAGGAAGTTGTCAACAGCCCTACCTACGTCATGTCGAGTTTCAACACCAGAGGCCCATTTTTCGTAAACAAGAACCTAAACCGCACGCCCGGATATCCGAACTCGTTCATTGCCAAGATCGACCCCCGGCGGGGGCTCGGGGCCATGCCGGCCCTGCACCCGCTGGAACGGTCTTTTAATCAGTGCAAAAACTTCATGAACACGGCCCTGACGCTCCGCATGCGTGAGGCCGTCCAGAAGGCGACCGACGACCTCGCCAAGCGCAACGGCGGCTAACTGCAAGGCATGCCCCTTCGGCCCCTAGTTTCGGGAGTACGGCACCGCCGTCACCCGCACTAGGAGACCCTCATGGCAGCTGATTCGCAGGGCACAAACTTCGTCTTTTCGGGCTCAACCTACACCGTCACTAACATCCAGGTGAGCGGCAGCGTCAACGAGCTCGACGCCTCGCACCTCGGCCTAGCCTCGGGCAGCAAGCGGCTTCTGCAGGCAGCGGCGCTGGTCGAATCGGACGAGATCACCGTGGACTACCTTGGGACCACGCTGGTCACGCGGGGCGCCACCGGCACGCTGACCGTTGGATCGACCAACTACGGCACGGCCACATGCTACTCGTCCAGCCTGACCTATGCCGTTGGTGAACTGGTCAAGGGCAACGCCACGTTCAAGGTCTCCTGACAAGGGGCCGGCATGCCACAGCAGAGCCAAGGCACGACGGTCACATGGGGCGGCACGACGTTCACCGAGGTGGTGAATGTCAGCGTCGACGGCGTGCAGACAGGCACCGTCGAGATCGTCCCGAGAACGTCCGCCAGGGCGCTGCGGTTCAGTTCTACAGACATCGACTACGGCAGCGTGACGATGATGGCCAGAAGCCCCACCGGCATGGTGACCGCCAACGTCGGCAGCACTGCGTCGATGACCATTTCGGCACCATCGTCAACGTGGAACTTTTCTACAGCGATCTACGAGCGACTCAACTGGCAGGCCGCCACCGGCGAACTGCAGACGTTTTCTGTGACTTTCAAAATCGGGGGATAGATGAGTCTGTCGAAAGAACAAATCCTTGCCGCAAACGACGCCAGCACGCTCAAGGTCGAGGTGCCCGAGTGGGGCGGCGACGTCTACATTCGCGTGATGACAGTCGGGGAACGCGACGCCTACGAACTGGAATACCAGCAGAAGAAGGCGACCGGGATGGACGACTTTCGCACCAAGTTTCTGGTGCGCTGCCTTGTGGACGAGAAGGGCGAACGGCTCTTCACCAATGGCGAGATCACGCTGCTGGCGAGCAAAAACGCCAAGGTGGTCAACCGGCTCTGGGAAGCCGCAATCAAACACAACGATCTGGCTGAAGAAAAGATTGAGGAACTGGCAAAAAACTAAAGGCCCGGCCTGACCGGGCTTTTATGTTTCGGCTGGCCGGGCATCTGAAGATGACGATCCGGGAACTGGGCGAGCGGATGGATATGGCCGAGTTTCGTGAGTGGTGGGCGTACTGTCGTTTTGTGGAGCCGTTCGGACAGGAGTGGCTGCAGACAGGGATACAGGCGGCGGCGACGATCGCTCCCTACTCCAAGGGCAGATCGCCCAAGCCAACAGACTTTATGCCAATTGAGACACCGCCGCAGACCATGGCGGAAATGATGGAAGAGCTGGCAAAACTCAAGCGACCGTAACATGGCAACCATTGGTCTAGGATTCACGCTTTCGGCCAACGCCAGCAAGATGGCGGGTGGTGTGAATGAGGCCGTCAAAGCCCTGGACAAGGTCGGCAACGCCGCCAAGAAGACCGCCCGCGACGTCTCGGTGCTCAAGACCATCGAGATCGGCAAGCTGATCGGCAGCGGCGTGTCGCAGCTGGCCAACGCATTCACCGACGCGGCCCGCAGCGCCGTCAGCTACGCCAAGAGTGTGGCGAACGCCGTGGACGCCACGCAGGATCTGGCCAACCGCACCGGCATCGGCGTGGAGGCCCTGCAGTCGCTCCAAGTGGCCGCCAAGCTGGGCGGGGTAGACGACGTCAGCGTGGCGTTCGACAAGCTGACCGTGGCGATCGGCAAGGCCGGCGAGTCTGGAGACACCGGGGCATTTGACCGGCTGGGCCTTAACTTTGAGCAGCTGCGGTCGATGTCGCCCGAGGAGCAGTTTCGGGCAATCGCTGCCGCAATTTCGGCGCTGCCCGGAGAGGCCGAGCGTGCCGCCGCCGCCGTGGCAATCTTTGGCAAGTCTGGTGCCCAGCTGGTGCCGTTCCTGTCAAACCTTGGGGCGATTGAGGAGCGGGCCAAAAAGCTGGGCATCGTTCTGTCTGAGCAGCAGGTCGGCAACATCGCGGGCATGAACGACGCCTTGGACCTCGTTTCCAAAACGTTCGACGGGATCATCGGGCAGGTCACGGCCAATCTGGCCCCGGCGATCACAGCCATCGCGGAGCAGTTCCTGCAGTTCGTGGAGAGCTTCAACGGCACCGGCGGGACGGGGCTGGCCGACGCGATCACCGGGGCGCTGTTCGACGGTGCCGAGCAGCTGGCGTCTGTCTTCGACTCGTTTGCGTCGCAGTTCAGCAGCTGGTTGGAATCCATGGGCGGTTTTGAGGGAGCGCTTAAGTCTACGGGTGAAACCTTTGCCACCGTGGCAAACGTCTTGATGTCCGTCAGCGAGGCGTTCCGCTACCTGTTCAACGTCTTTGAGACTTTTGGGAATGGACTGGCCATAGCGCTCGGGAAGGTCATTGAGAATATTGGCTGGCTGTTTGGCGACGAATCGTCCCAAAAGTTTGGCAAAGGCATGGCCGACGCTGCTTCCGTCGCCATGAAACGCAATCAGGCTGAGTACGAAGGCGCCAAGGCAAACGCCAACGCCGCTGCGGACAGGGCTATCTTTGGCGGTGAAATGGCTGGCGAACAAGGAGCGGCCAGCAATGCCGTGGCGGGTGCCCGCGAGGCATACAACAACCGCAATAGCCCCGAGGCCCAGCTGGAACGCGAGACACGCGAGGTTAAGAAAAAGGCAGACCGCGAGGCTGCGTCGGCGGCAAGGATCGAAGAACAAAAAACGCAGGACATGGCGAAGAAGCACGACAAGACGATTGCCGAAGCCAAGAAGAAAGCAGACGACGAGGCCAAGGCGGCACAGAAGAAAGCCGAAGAAGATGCCAAGGCCGACGAGGCGATCCAAAAGGCTGCGTCTGGGCAGGCCGAGGCGTTTCAAAAACTGACGCAGTCTGCGTCTGATTTCGGCGCCGCTGGCGAAGCAGCAGCACAGGAATACCGCGACGAACTGATCAGGCTGACATCACAGCTAGACGCCGGGATGATCAACGAAACGACGTTTAACCAAGAAGCCGACAAGCTCAAAGACAAGTTTAAAGCGACTGCTGACAAGCTCAAAGAGGATATGAAGGCCAAAGAAGGCGCCACCAAGTCAAACGAATCGCTTGACAAGGCTGCCGGCAAGGCCAGCGAGTTCCGTGGCGAGAACGCCGCCCTACTTGGAACCAAGAGCAAGGAAGCCCTCCAGGCCAACGACATCCGCAGCAGCGAGGGCATCAGCCAGTTCATGGCCCTTGCCACCGGCCGCGACGATCCAGCCGTGGTTGAGTACCGCAAGCAAACGGCCACGCTCATGCAGCTGCTGGCCGAGCAGCGTGCCCAGCGACTTGAAAACGCCACGATCCTTGGGGGAGCCGCAGCGTAATGGGAATCGTTAGCACCACAGAACTAGCAGCGGTTTCCGGCGAACGCCAGTTTGGCGAAGCGCCAAAGTTTTCCCGCCAGTGGGTGGTCGAGGTCAACGACCCGAACACCAGCCAAACCGACATCAGCAACGCGCCCGGCGTGGCGTTTCTCGACTCGCACCCCGAGGCCGGGTACAGCCGGGCGATGCACGTCAGGGTTGAGAACTACAACGGATCCAAATGGCACTACTCGGTCTCGTGGACCTACGAGGTGCCAAAGGTTGAGAACACGACCGCCAACCCCTTGAGCCGGCCCGACGTCTGGAAGTTCTCGACCAGCGGCATGTCGATCCCGGCGCTGTGGTACTACGACGCCAACAACAACCGCAAGGCCCTGGTCAACTCGGCTGGCGACTTTTTTGAGGGTGCCACGACTGACCTGTCGACGCTGTCGGTGCACATCAGTGGCAACCGCTCCACGTTCAGCTACGCCCTGGCTACAGCAGCGACCAACACGCTCAACAACGCCGGATATCTGGGCGGTGCCCAGTATTGCTGGAAATGCGACGGCATCGCCGGTGAGCAGGCCGTGGAGGTCGTTAATGACGCCGAGCTGCGGTACTGGAAGGTTGAGGTGCAGCTGACCTACCGGCCCGACGGGTGGCCGCTGCTGTTGCCGAACGTGGGCTGGAACTACTTGGTCGGTGGCCGCAAAGAACGGGTTTACGTTATCGACCCGGAAGACCCCGACCACAAAACCAAGATCGTATCTGCGAATCCGCAGCCCCTCAATTCCGACGGGTCGCTGCAGACGTCCTACGGCGAGAGCAACCCGCCGATCATCGTGACCCGCCGCACTCACGCCGCCACTGATTTCGCTTCCCTATTTGGCACTCCTCCTTTCTGAGGCTCCCATGTCCGATATCAACTATTCGTTTAACGTCGCCCTGAGCAAGGCCCCGCTGGTACAAAACTTCGCCGTCTCGGGCGTCACGGCCGACATGGCAGCCACCGGGCTTTACAGCGTCACGCCGACGCTGGGCACCGCCGTCACGCAGATCTCGACCGCCACTCTGGCCAGCGTGGGGCTGTGCTTGGCTCGCAACCTGTCAACGTCGACCAGCACCTCCACGACGGTCTCCTTTGGCCGCTACATCCCGGCTGCAACAGCGCTCTACGAGACCGTAACGCTACGCCCCGGCGAAGCGGCCCTGCTGCGGCTCTCTGCCGGCTCGTATGCAGCCAAGGCAGCTACCGAAGGTACGCCACTGCTCCTACAGATCTTGGAAGGCTGATATGCCCGAGGGAGCAGGGAGGAACTACGTTCGGTTCGACCGCCAGAGCGGGCAGCGGATCGCCGCTGCAGTGCTCCAGGTCGAGCGCGGCAACCGCGACCAGCCGCCGGTGACGTTCAACCCGGCGCTGGGCGGCTCGTCGGCCAAAATGATCCGCATGGGCACGTTTACCGGAGCGTGGGCGCTTAACGCCAACAACACAGTGACGTTTCGGACGACGACTAGTACGCCGAACACGGCCGTGGCGGTGAACATATTCGCAGCAATTGCCACGTCGGCCACGTCGCCAAGGAACTGTGCGATCGCCCGAGACGGTACGGCGTGGTATCTGATCGCGGCCCAGTGCAGCTAGGGGGGCGGCATGTTTATACCGGGATGCTTTTGCTGTGGCGGTGGCGGGCCTGCGGATTCGTGCAGCTACTGTGCCGATCTCTGTGCATTACCGCCGGCGATAACGATGCGACTTGATTTAGGGGCATCCGCTGGCGTCACAGGCGCATCGCTGCCAAGCGGGACTGCTGCTGCGCTCAAATCTTACATTGAGTCGCTTTTGTTTTGCCGCCGCATGACAAAGCACGACGTTTTTTGCCACGACCCAGACTACGAATACATTTATGAAGACGGGTACACAATTGGTTACGCAGACAATTGGGGGGAATCTGGAGAGTTTGGCGGCATACAGCTTGGTTGCTCTGGAGGCTCAAGTTTCTACAACGCTTACCTTCTTGTTGGAGATGGCCTTTCGTACACCTATCAAGGAGCAATGACTGTAAGTGGTGTAGCTTTTTCTTATGCCTTTGGAGCCAACCTGCAACGAAGCGGGCGGTCGTTTTTTTTAGACCACGCAGTATGCCCGCTGACCGCCGAAATCCCAATTGTCGGAACCCTCAGAATGCCTGACGGATTTTACGACATAGAC